GTCGACATAAAAACTCCTAAGGTTGGGTCTAAAATCAGCGCCCGCCGAATGGAAAATTCCAATTTCGGCACCTTGTCAGTGGCTGATTCGCGATTTGCCTTGAAACGCTTTGCTGGCGTCAGTGCCGAGGTTGATGTTGCCGGAGATGGCACCAGCGGTGGCACCCTTGTTGGCGGTGGCAGCACCAGCCTTCACGCCGTTCAGGACGTCGGCGTCGATGCTGATCTTCATCTGGGTGGTGGCGTCGTTGGTGAAGACGTCCATCAGCTTGATGTCGGTCTGCACGGCGTCCACGTCGTCCAGCACCACGGCGAAGTACTTGCCCTTGTCGATCAGCAGTTCGATGGGGGTGGAATCCGGAACCTGGTTGGTCAGGTTCTGGCCCTTGGTGTAGCTGTTGATCGTGATGGTCGGGATGGTGCGGATGTGAACCTTGTCACCCTGACCCTTGATCTCGCCTTCCCAGTCGGTGTTGGCGATCTCGGCGAAGACCGTGGTCTTGTAGAACTTGACCTGGAGCTTGCCGCTCCAGATTTCGGGGATGAAGTTGCCGCTGTACTGCGTATAGCCGCTTGCTACGGGAAATGCCATTTTGAATACCTCTTGAAATGAAAAACCCGCCGAAGCGGGTCATTGGTTTGGTTGAAAACCGAGAGGTCAGCGGATGCGACCCTCGATCTGTGCCGCCATGATGTCGGCCTCAATGGCAACCTGGTCTGCGTCACTCACATCGCCACGACGCGCACGCGCATAGAAGTCGGCCACTTCAGCCCGCGTCCAAATCTTCTTGGCCGGAGGCGTGTTGGGTGCCTTGTTCGTCGGTGGTGTCAGTTGCGAATCGAGTGCAGCATTCGAGTTTGCCGCCCACGATGTGGATGTCTTCTTGAACGCGGTGAAGAACTTCGCGGTGCGAGCAGCATCACGCGACTTCTCGGCGTTGGAGAGGAGAACCTGTCGGGTCTGTCCGGTGAGCTCGTCCACCTCGTCCAGCCAAGTCAGGAACTTGGGGTCTTGGTTGACTTGCTCCCAGTCGGGAACCATCGAGGTCAAGGAGGAGAAGAAGTCGGCCTCCACCTTCTGCGTCGTGACGTTGGAGAGCGAGTCGATCTGGGCTTTGAGCGTCTTGATCTCAGCGTCCTTCGCGGCCAGTTCTTCACGGGCAACACGTCGGGCAACGTCGATCAGACCCTCGCCGTACTCTTCGATCTCCTCCGGCTTGACCAGAGGTTCGGGCTTGTTCTTCAGTTGCTCAAGGGCGACCTCGAGCTCCTGAAGTTTGGTCTTCAGTTCCTTGTTCTCCCCGGCGAGCCGAGGAATCTCTGCGTTGTACTTGCCTTGCAGCACCTTGAAGCGGTGTTCGTAGTTCTCGTCCTGTCCGGATGCAGGAGGAGTCTGAGAGTCGTTCGTCGGTGTGGGCGGTACAGGCGGCGGCTCGTTCGACGGCGGAGGATCGCCCTGGGGCGGCTCGTTCGTCGGCGGTGTGCCGTCGTTGTTCGCAGGTGCTTGCTGCTGCTTGAGCAGTTCTTCGTGGAGTCTGTTGGCTTTTTCTTCAGCCTCGAGAACAGCGCGTGGTAGAGACATTGATACTCCGTGAGCCGAGACGGTCGCTTTCGAGCCTCGCGGTGTTCGAGCGATTCGTTCGGTATTCAACGGTGCTGGTTAAAGGGCCAGCCCCTTTTGCGGCAGAGTGCCGCTTAACTCATTGCTGAGTTACCGCGATCTGCGGATGACCTCCGATGCGTCCTTGGCTTTGTCGAGGAAGTCGCCAACAGCCTGTGCTGCACCCTGTTGCCACCGGGACAGAACTTCGTCTTTGGTGTTCACAGAGTCGCGATACAGGTCTTGCAGGGATTCCTCGAGCCAGGACCGGACGGTCTCGAACTGGCTGTTGCCCTCGAGGGACGACAGCGCGTTCAAAACTTGTTGTGACGGCTTCTTCAGCATCAGCGAGCTTTGCTCGAGCCGAGCATTTCGCTCTTGGTCTTGATGGTGCGAGCAGCAGTCTTCTCAGGCTTGCG